TTCTGCTATTACTTCTTTATGTTCTTCACGGTATTCTTTTTGATATTCTTTATTTTTTTCATTTATAATTTCCTTATGCTCTTGATAATATTGTTTGTTATATTCTTTGAGTTCTTCTTTGTGCTCTTCACGCCATTTTTTATCATATTCTTTGTGTTCTTCTATAGTCATATGTGCTTTTTGCCTATTTACTAAATTTCGATGTTTATCGATTTCCACTTGTTCAGCAATTATTAACTCTGTCTTATTCTCTAATTTTAATGATTTTATAGGTATTATTTCAAAGTAATCAAACCCGCCATTATCCCTAATATGACAATAAATAGGGTATTTAAATTCTTTTCCTTCTTTGTTCCAAAGATATTTATGCTTTGCCTTTCTTTGAGAGAAATTAGTAGTTGAACCCACATATACGACTTCTTTGCTTTCCATATGTCTAATATGGTAGATGACAGAATTCTTAAAATCTTGTCTTCTACCCATTATATTCTAATCTATTCTAATCTATTCTAATCTTTAAATCAATTCTTTAAATCAATTCTTTAAATCAATTCTTTAAATCAATTTTATTCAGGAGGACTTGGAAAGGGCGTTCCTTCAGTCCAAGTTTCAGGTAAGGTGCGTAAATTGTGTCTATATAATATCCATTTGTCTCGTTGCGGGTAGTCTGAAACAACCCTAAAATCACTCTCTTGTAATAGTCGGTTTCTTTCTTGTCGCATATTTTCTTTAAAGTATTCTTCTTTTATCTCTTCCCAATATTCTTTGAGTTCTTCGTCGCTTGGTTTCAGTATATCTTTTTCAAACCATTCTAAAGTATCATAAGTATCTTTGATAAAAAATTGTTTATTTGGATATTTCATCGTGAGTGTGATAAAGTAATCCATTATATACACATTAGAAATTAAAATGGAACCATTTCCATTATTACGGTCAAGAAGTCATTCGCATCCTGTCTCAGGTCCGTGGTACTACGAGTGAATAATAAAGAATAAGTCCCAGCAGGAACATTTGTCACATAATTAGACTGACTAAATGCGAGATGGACACTTCTCACGCTGTAGTATTGCCTCAAGCTTCCAATGAGTATATTTGTACCTTCCGCATTTGGAACAGCATATAATTGAAATATACCAAGACCATTAGTTATCTTAAAACCAGAAATATAATAATGAAGAATAAAATTACCTGTAATCGCCACATTCGTAGCAACCGTTACTTGTGTTGCTACACTACTATTCGGAAACCTATCAGTTAAATCAAAAACGGGTTTTAGAACCTTCCAGTTTGGACTGATAATATCTCCACCGCCATTATTTGACAAATCAATCAACTTCTCATAAATATCTAAATCTTGAACAATTAAACTATTATCCACAATAAGGTTATTTCTGAAATATGAGTTTCCAGACACATCTAACTTATTATTAAATGATAAATCATTATATTTTACACCTATACCAAGTGTATTTACATGAGTTATATATACATTATCTGACGCATCTCTTAACCAAGATGTATCCGTATAATTCATTGAGGAAGAATTATTTCCACTTAAATATAAACCACCTGAAATAGTTAAAGAAAAATTTTCATTTACATCACTTGTACCAATACCAATTGGTGTAGAATCGTAATAATATGTATTTCCAGATGGTTCAAATATACTTGACATACCATTATTTGACAAATCAATCAACTTTTCATAAATATCTAAATCTTGAACAATTAAACTATTATCTACAATAAGGTTTTTTCTAAAATATGCATTTCCGCATACATCTAGTTCTAGTTTATTAATGAATGATATATCATCTTTTATTTTATTTATTTTTTGGTTTAAAGTTAGCATTATAACAACAAAATAAAATAAAAGGCTGATTTATCCTAATCGATTTCTTCGATATTGGGTTCCGAACCAGGTTCCGAAACATCCTCAGTAGATGTTCCGACTGATTTCATATATTCTTGTAGTTCTTGCTCTTTGGTTTTGTACACATTAATAGATTCATCGTTATGTGTTGTTAGCCATTGGATTTCTTCATTGATTTTTTGTAATACATTTTCCTTTTCAGCAATAGATGATTGTTCCATCTGACTTTTTATTTGATATAAACTTTGTTCATAACTTTGCTTTGTTTCCAAGGTCATCTTATATTCTTCGTCTTGGGATTTATACAATTCGGCATCTTGTACCATTTTTTCAATATCAGAATCTGATAATCGACCTTTATCGTTTTTAATTTCGATTTGCATTTCTTTACCAGTGGTTTTTTCTTTGGCACTCACTTTAAGAATACCATTAGCATCTACTTCAAACGACACCTCAATTTGTGGTTGACCGCGTGGCATAGGTGGGATTCCTTCTAACAAAAATTCACCCAGTTTATTATTGTCTTTGGTTTTTACCCTTTCACCTTCAAATACTTGGATATTTACAGCCGATTGGTTGTCAGAATAGGTTGAAAAAATTTGAGTCTTTTTTACCGGAACAGTAGTATTACGATGAATTAAACTGGTCATTACACCACCAGAAGTTTCTAAACCAAGGGATAAAGGCGTCACATCAATCAATAACAAATCTTTTAATGCTTCGGATTGATTATGTCCACTTAAAATTGCGGATTGAATGGTAGCACCATATGCAACCGCTTCATCTGGATTGATGCTACGACATAATTCTTTACCACCAAAAAAATCAGACAATAATTGCTGGACTTTTGGAATACGAGTAGAACCACCCACCAAAACAATTTGCTGAATTTGTGATTTAGATAATTTACTATCACGAATGACCTTTTCTACCGGTTCCATACATTTCCGGAAATAATCCATATTCATATCTTCGAATTTGGCGCGACTAATAGTAGTGTTATAATCCATACCATCAATCAATGAATCAATTTCAATGCTAGCTACTGTAGACGATGACAATGTACGTTTGGCACGTTCACACGATGTTCTTAGACGTCGCATTGCCCGTTGATTGTCCGTTAATTCTTTTTTATATTTTCGTTTTAATTCTTGGAGACAATAATCTACCATTCGATTGTCAAAATCTTCACCACCTAAATGGGTGTCTCCAGCGGTTGCCTTGACTTCAAAAATACCTTCGTCAATCGATAAAATACTAACATCAAAGGTTCCGCCACCCAAATCAAAGATTAAAATATTTTGTTCATCTTTTTTGTCTAGACCATAGGCAATTGCTGCGGCGGTTGGTTCATTGATAATACGTAAAATATTTAATCCAGCAATCGCCCCCGCATCTTTGGTCGATTGTCTCTGACTATCATTGAAATAGGCGGGTACTGTAATGACCGCATTTTTCACTTCTTTACCAAGATAGGCTTCGGCAATTTCTTTCATTTTAATAAGCACCATCGAAGATATTTCTTCAGGTGAAAATGTTTTTTCTTCCCCTTTATAGGTTACTTGGACGTTGGGTTGATTTGATTTTCCTTCTACTACTTTGAAAGGCCAATATTTCATGTCTTGTTTCAAATCGTTCATAGTGCGTCCAATCATCCGTTTTGCGTCAAAAATGGTATTGGTTGGATTCATAGAGACTTGATTTTTTGCCGAATCGCCAATCAATCGTTCTTTTTCATTGAAGGCTACGTAAGAAGGCGTTGTACGATTTCCTTGGTCGTTGGCAATGATTTCAACTCTATCATTTTGCCAAACGCCTACACAAGAATACGTTGTTCCAAGATCAATACCAATTGTTTCCCCATCCATTGGTATTCATCCTAAGTTCTTTTTATATTTTAATAATATAATTATCATTAGATTCTACACAAGGTTTGCGAATATTTTGTATATATAAGGCTTCCCATTTCATAGAATGATGAATAATAATATTTGAGTAACATAATTGGTCATTACCAGAAATATTCATTTTTATAATATTATTTCGGTTATATAAATATTGACTTATGTTAGATAAGGCCTGTTTATTGTTGTATCTATAATCTATTTCCAAAAACAATAACCAACCAGTGGTAACATATTTTATCATATCTTGAAATTGTGTATCTTCTACGTAGGTGACATTATCATATTGTTCACGATTGACGTAATCAGTGCATATAATATTTACTTTATAAGATTGTTCCAATATGTGGGGTATTAGTTCACCATTATGTATAATAATAGTTAATATTGGTTTTGCTATATAATAAGTATTACACAAAGACAACACGGTTCGTTCAAATGCGTGTTCGATTTGTCCGTCGTGTATCATTCGTGTTTGATAATGATGTTTAAATTTGTGGAAAATTTCTTCAATAGGTCGTTTATATATATGTTGTAAATAAACATAGTCGTTTTCATCAGGTTCATTCAACAATGGATACAAACGTTCATCGCCAAAGATAAGATCACAAATGCTTTTTTTCAAAATATATACATTTCCTTCAATAAATGCGTTTTTATGTGGGTCATTTACATTCAAATATTGCTTCAATTCATTGCTATAACTATAATTAAAATCCACATTTTTTGTTTGATTCATCATTTTTATATTGTATTGCTTGTACAAGGTATATGCCAAGTTTGGAAAATATCCTTCGTAATCATATAAGTTAGAGACAATATGATCCATATTATCAAATAAAGTATCCATATAAATATGTCTCAAATGGGGGTCGGTTTTAGAATGCATAAAATAAATATAATCATAAGTAATATCTTTGTCTTTCAAGTATTTTACCATCATCATTTTAGCACCTATATCTAGTCCATTGTTTGGTATTTTTAATATAGTCATATGACTATGTACTTTTTCTAAGAATCCAATAGAATAGGTCACCACAATATGAAAATACTTGGATAAATCAAACAAATAATAATCGTATATAGCACTAAATTGTGATATATCAAAACAATGTAAATGAACAAACAATGGTTTTGAATATACCTCATATTGTTCGACATTGTATTCCATTGGTTTTTGACGTATACATTTCAAATTTACCTTGTGAAATAATAATTTATATTTCTGTTCGTTAAAATAATTCATAATCGTTCTATTCATTGTAACATCAAATTGTTGATTCAAATCTTTTATAATAGTATGTTTTTTTTGACATTGTTCAATATGGTATGATATTTCAGAATAATCCCCTACAATAGGATTTATGAAAATGACTCTATCATTGTATTGTTGTTCATCTTGATTCAGTTTAGGACTTTCACTAATGATCACATTATTAAACGGCAAACATTCATTCAGACGTGTTGTCTCTAATAAACTATTGTTATAATAAGAAATATTCAAAATAATTTTACTTTTTTTAATCAGTTCATTTAATTTTTCGCCAAACACATTGGTCACTATGGTTATGTTGAACTTTTTTTTTAAATCGCCTAATATTTTGTTACGTCTTTCATTGAGTGTTCCATAAAATAAAATGTCAATGTGATCGCTCGTGGAAATAGGTGGTTGGAATACATGTATTTTGGATTGGATTTGGTCGTTATAATATTTTAGATTATAGGAGTTGTAATCATAAATATACATAGCATGTTTGAATAATTCAATGTATTTATGTATATTCACATTTTCAATAAGATTTTCCAGTTGAAAAATAACGTATTTACTATCTTTCAATAAAGAATATATGGATGGATTTAATCGACTATAGGACAAAATAAATAATATATTTTTTTTGTATTTTAAATTTTTATTATAAAATAACATTTCATTTACATCATGTATCAAATGGGTCGCAATATTTTTGTCGTTTAAATATTTATTTATATTTTTTGCTAAATTGTATTGATATACGTTATAAAATATATCGATGACAATAGACATTAAACATAAGTTATATATTATAAATACAAAATAAACGATTAATATATATGTGTGATTATACCTTAAGCGAATTAGAAATATTTTTTTATGATGATATTTCTGAAAATGACACCAATTATTCTACTTATGAAGATTTGAATCATTTGTCTCTAACCGAACTATGGAGACATGCTAATATGTTTGGCTATAAAGAACAGCGAATTATTTTTAATGATTGTTCTTATAATGATGCGTTTTATTGTAATTATTTAAATACTTATAGGACACAAGTATTGAACGTAGACCCTTATTTTAATTGGCAACTATACATACAAAGTTATAGCTTAGCTATAAATAGTGAATATTACGCATTATTGGATTTTATGGACCGACGGAATTTAGAACCTTGTGCGTCTGTATCGTCATCCAATACATTAAGTATTTCAAGTACCAAAGCACATTATACAATAATAGGAGAACAATCCAGTTATCAAAAAGAGCAGTTTATGTTTCATTATGGGTCTGGTCAAACGTCAACCAATTTGTTTGGTATGGTAGTTCCGTTTAAATCTAAATTGCTAAGAGGATATTTTATGTATCACTATGACGAAGAAGATGTAACTTCAGATTTATCATATAATACAAACGATACCTATATAAAATTAAAGTTATACATAGATGGTTCTAATACAAATTATTATATAGAAGAAATGCTAGACTCTTCAAAACATATGGTGGTTGGAATGTTTAAAAGTGAAGATAGTTCATACAATGGATGTATTATCCAAAATACGACAATTGAGGTAGAACAAAACTCCATATTATCATGGTATTGTGAAGAGTTGAATTCAAACATAGGGGATGATTATACCGAACGTCCATATAATCCTTCTAGAAATAGATTTATCGTTGTTTTAGAATCATTATAATATAAAAATTATATATGATAGAAGAATTAAAGATTTATTTTATTGAAGAATGTAATACATCAACACTTGAGTTCAAATACAAATCGTATCCCGATTTATCAGGAATGACCAACAACCAATTATGGAACCACGCGAACGATTATGGTTATAAAGAACAGAGACAAATATTTCATGATTGCTACTATAATAGTTTGTTTTATGATTATTACTTAGCGGATTATCGAAAAATTGTATTGTATCATAATTCACATTTTGATTGGAAAATTTACAAACCTACAAGTGAATATGATGCTCTGATACAGTATATAAATCAGTGCGAATTGTCTTACAATGATCTTTTAGACGATGTATCTTATACAAATCCACATTATTCGCTTGTGGCTGAATGTTCCAATTACGATTATCAAACATTTCCATTTGCTTATGGAGCAGGTCAATGGTCAAGTGGTTTTTTTGGGGTAATTGTTCCATGTAAATCCATATTGAAACGAGTATATTTTATGTATTTATACGATGGTTATGAGAACTATGAAACCAACGAATTTTTAGATGTATATGATTTTAATTCATCCAGCGTACGTATTAAGATGGATTTATATATCAATGGAATCATCAGTGATTATTATGTGGAAGAAACGCTTGATGCTAGTAAAAATATGTTGGGGGCATTATTCAAGAAAAAAAATATAAATGGTCCAACCATAAGTGTTGACTATGATGAAATTATAATAGAAGAAAATTCAGTGATTTCGTGGTTTTGTTCGGACTTATTGTCTCAAACTACCAATCGCGAATATACCAATTACCCATACAATCCAGCTAGAAATAGATTTATAATGATTTTAGAACCTTATAATACGCGTTATGTCTCTAATCCAAATATTGATTTGGAAACTATAAAGAGTGATATTGAAATGAATCAATATAATATTTCATTAAAACAAAATAAATTAAATGCTGGAAATAATATAAAAATAGTAGACAATATTATTTCTGTGGTTGGTGTAAGTGGTGTAGAAAGTAATTTTTATTATGTAAATCAACTACGAAATGACGTAGATAGTTCTTTTGTTGAAATAAATGATTTAATAACCAATATAACAATAACAATAGATATTGATCTGAGTAACTCTGTATATGATTTATCTAGCAGCGTAGAAGCATTATATTTAGATGTATCTAACCTAAACATAAGTAAACAACCCAATATTAACGAAGGTGATTTATCAATTAGCGATACTTCTGGACTAGAACTTGCGTTATCTAGTAAACAACCTAATATCAATACAGGTGATTTATCGATTAGTGATACTTCTGGATTAGAACTTGCGTTGTCTAGTAAACAGTCCACTATCAATGAAGGAGACTTGTCGATTAGCGATACTTCTGGATTAGAACTTTCCTTGTCTAGTAAACAGTCCACTATCAATGAAGGAGACTTGTCGATTAGCGATACTTCTGGGCTAGAACTTGCGTTATCTAGTAAACAACCTAATATCAATACAGGTGACTTGTTGATTAGCGATACTTCTGGATTAGAACTTGCGTTGTCTACTAAACAACCTAATATCCATGAAGGGGACTTGTTGATTAGCGATACTTCTGGACTAGAACTTGCGTTATCTAGTAAACAACCTAATATCCATGAAGGTGATTTGTCGATTAGCGATACTTCTGGGCTAGAACTGGCTCTATCCAGCAAACAGTCCACTATCAATACAGGTGATTTATCAATTAGCGATACTTCTGGATTAGAACTTGCCCTATCCACTAAACAACCTACTATCAATACAGGAGATTTGTTGATTAGCGATACGTCGGGGCTAGAACTTGCCTTGTCTAGTATAGATACTTCATTTGGTGAAGTAAATAGCTCATTGTCTATTATAGATACTTCATTTGGCGAAGTAAATAGTACCTTCTCTATTATCGATAGTTCATTTGGCGAAGTAAATAGCTCATTGTCTATTATAGATACTTCATTTGGCGAAGTAAATAGCGCATTGTCTATTATAGATAGTTCATTTGGCGAAGTAAATAGCTCATTGTCTATTATAGATACTTCATTTGGCGAAGTAAATAGCGCATTGTCTATTATAGATACTTCATTTGGTGAAGTAAATAGCTCATTGTCTATTATAGATACTTCATTTGGCGAAGTAAATAGCGCATTGTCTATTATCGATACTTCATTTGGCGAAGTAAATAGCGCATTGTCTATTATCGATACTTCATTTGGCGAAGTAAATAGCGCATTGTCTATTATAGATACTTCATTTGGTGAAGTAAATAGCTCATTGTCTATTATAGATACTTCATTTGGCGAAGTAAATAGCGCATTGTCTATTATCG